AACCAGCGGAGGATCGTCTGATGCTGACAGTGATTAGTTTAGGGGCGGGGGTGCAATCATCAGTCATGGCTCTGATGGCGGCAAAGGGACAGATTACACCAATGCCAGACTGCGCGATTTTTGCTGACACGCAAGCGGAGCCAGACCACATTTACGAATGGCTGGATTGGCTGGAGACGCAGTTGCCATTCCCTATTTACAGGGTTACCGCTGGCAATCTTCGAGACGACCTGATCGCCAGTTCTCAAACCGGAGCTAGGGTGCCCAACCCTCCGTTGTTCGTGCAGTCGGCAAAAAGCGACGGCATGTTGTTCCGGCAATGCACATCTGATTACAAGATTCAGCCCATATTCAAAAAGCTGCGTGAGTTGATTGGACTCAAGCCGCGTCAAAGAGCGCCGAAAGAAGTCGCTGTCGAGCAGTGGATCGGCATTAGCCAAGATGAAATTCAACGCATGAAGATGGCTCCGCACAAATGGATCGAGAACCGATGGCCTTTGCTTGAGAAGCGAATGAGCAGGCTGCACTGTCTGGAGTGGATGCGCGATAACGGATACAACGAACTGCCGCGAAAGAGCGCCTGCACCTTTTGTCCTTATCACGACAACGCGACGTGGCGCGACATGAAAGCAAACGATAAAAAGTCATGGACTGAGGCTGTTGTGGTTGACCATTTGATTCGCGACGGAATAAATAAAACAAGCGAGGGCAACAAGCTCTACCTGCACCGCAGCCGAGTCCCGCTTGATGATGCTGACCTAAGCGATCCGGCAGAGGATCAGGAAACTTTTAGCTTCATGGATGAGTGTGAAGGGATGTGCGGAGTCTGATGGCGAAGAAACAAACGAGTGCAACACTCCGCGCCAAGGCATTGAAGACGCTCCAAAAACTTGCAAGAATCAGTGCAGCCGATGACTCAGGGTTCGCGGCTTGCGTGTCTTGTGGCAAGATCCAGCACTACAAGGAGATGGATGGCGGTCACTTTATACCGAAAGGTTCGTCATCGAGGTGGGCGCTGGAGGAGCAAAATGTGCACCCTCAGTGCCGTGGCTGTAACGGATTCGGCATGAAGCACGGCAGCGCAGAGGCGCAGTACACGATCTGGATGATAGATTGGTATGGCAAAGACGCAGTCGAGCACATGCTGGCAACGAAGAAAGACTCGGTAAAGTTTTATGTGTCGGACTACCGCGAGATGATTTCCGATTGGGAAGAACAGATTAAAGCGCATGAGCGCAGGGTGTGCGGGTGAGGTCGCCAAGGTCTGTGGCTGCTGACATGGTCAAGGCTATGGACGCTGCGATGAAAGAGGTTTGGGATGCCGAGCCAAAGCAACAACCCGGAGACGAGGGACGAAAGAGGCTCGTCTTCATGCACGTTTGCAATAATTACGCGAGGCGCGGCGGATATGGGAAGACCGAAGTTACCGACTGACCCGGAGCTGTTTGGGGCAGAATTTGAGGCGCTGGGCGCTACGAAGATGGCGGTCAAGTACGATGTGTCGGTGCGTAACGTCTTCCAGAAACGCAAGAAGGTTGAGGGTATTTTGGGCAGGGCGCTACACGTTCCGGCCTACCTGTCGCGCTCAAAGACGCCGAGGAAATCATTTCGGCAAACCTTGAACATCGAAAAAGACATGGTGTTCATGATCGGCAGTGATTGCCACTATGAGGCCAACACGGTAACGACAGCACATTTGTCGTTTGTTGAGTTAGCAAAGAAGCTGCAACCCGACGTGATTGTTTTGAATGGCGACTTGATGGACGGTGCCAGCATTGGTCGCCACGCTCCGTTGGGGTGGGAGGAAAGGCCAACAGTCGAGCAAGAGCTAGGCGTAATTTCGATGCGGCTTGCGGAGATTGAGAAGGCAGCGCCAAACGCGCAGCGATTCTGGACGATGGGCAACCACGACCAAAGGTTCGACATGTCGCTGGCGCAAAATGCTGCAATGTTCAAGGGTGTGCCCGGCTTCAGTTTGAAGGATCACTTCCCAAATTGGACGTTCTGTATGTCGCTCTGGGTTGATGGGGCAGAGAAGCCGATCATGATCAAACACCGATTCAACGGTGGCATTCATGCCGGTTATAACAACGCCCTCAAAAGTGGGGTGCATATATGCACGGGCCACACTCACGTCATGCAGGTCAACAGTTGGTCTGATTACACTTCTCACCGATACGGTGTGCAGTGCGGCACAATGGCGGACATCCATCAAAGTTCGTTTGACTACGCCGAAGATAATCCCAGACCGTGGGTGTCAGGCTATGTTGTTCTGACGGTTCGTGACAATTTCCTGCTGACCCCTGAGCTAGTGAAGGTTCACAACCCCGGTGAATATGAGTGGCGCGGCGAGATTCACAAGGTAGACTTGGAATGATGAAGGAAATAGAGCCATCCGCCTACATCGTCGCCAATCAACTCAACTTCCTCAGCGGGAGGGTGGTTCAGTTGCTCACCGAGTACGCTAGAACCAAGGACATCAAGTTGTTGGAAGAAGCGTGTAACGACCTAGCCACGCTCACAGCAAGGGAAAGATTTATCGAGGAACGATTCAATGCCTAGCGTCACAGTCGAGGATCTGCCCGACAACTGTCAGGTGACGATCATCATCTCAGAGTTGGTGGACATCGACGATCCCAACCCACCGGCAGAGAAACCGGAGGATCAGGACAAAGAGAACGTGTGGTTGGTCAGCAAGAAGGCCGCAGATTGAGGTAGTCCCCGTGGACACCATCGCACACCGATTGGATGTAGACGGCTTCTTCGTGCAGCGCGTCCTGATAGTCTTGCTCGGACACGCAAGAGATCAGAACGACCAGTAGTAGGGCGAGTGGGTAGCGTAGTTTCATGACGCCTCCTTTTCGATTCCCATCATCCAACACTTGAGGTCTCCCAGCATGTCTTGGAGGGAAGATCCCCCTTCGAGGTGGTGCTTGCCGTAGACCCACAACGTTTCTTGGTACTCGCTGTTGATCCAAGGCTCTCGCAGTTGAACCTCGAAAATCTCTGGATCTTCGGAAATGTCAGCGACATATTTGGAATAACCCGCTGACTTGATCGTTTGCTTGATGGCGTTCAAAGACATAGTGATTCTCCTCGGGCCGCTTACGCGGCTTTGTTGAAAATTTCCGAGACATAAACTTGGCTTAACCAAGCGCCGACGATGTCGCCCAACAAACTTGGGGGTATGTTGTCCAGCAGACTTTCTAGCTGCTCGGTAATGGCTTCCTCTGTCAGCATGTCGTCTTGTCGGAGCATTTCCAGCGTGCCGTCGTTTTCTAGCCACAGAGCGGCCTGCCAAGTCTCAAAGTTTTTCCATCCGTTGTATCGTTCCATGTCCGTTCTCCGTTGTTGTTGATTGGGGGGGGTGTGGGGCCGCTTACGCGGCTTTTCGTTTAACAAGCTCCATCGAGCAATAATGAGATTCATCGAGATACTGCCCGACTTTTGGGTTTTCTGGGTTTGCTTGGATCGCTGCGCGGCAGTCTGCCCGTATAAATTCGAGCTCCTCAACCGTAAGGGTTTTGCACTTTGTCATGTAGTCGGTGTGCCATTTGCCGTTGTTGTCGTTGTAAAGGTTCATGTCGTTCTCCTGTTGTGTGAAGCCATTAAAAACTAAGTTTTCATAGGTGTCAAGCGATATTTAGCGATATAACAAAAAAAAGTTAAATTAATTTCGCGGGGTGTTGTAGAATAGAGCTTGCAATCCGTTAATCCTTTGTGGTATTTGGCGCGCATGACAAAGAAAAAAGACCTCAGGGGCAGTCTGTCAAAAACTGACCAGCAACGACATTTTCCAGAGCTGTTCGGTGGTAAGGGATCGCGTCCAAGAATATCGGGAAGGTTGAATAACAACACACCTGCATACCAAGATGGGTGGGAGCGTATTTTCGGAGGTAAGCGTGGCGAAGACTAGAGCGCAACTTAACCGGGCACTGCGTCAAGACGAGATGCGTAAGAAGATCGAAGCTAGTGGGTATGAGACGCATGTGCATGATGTTATTAGAAATTTGCTTGATCCGGGGCAGGAATTCAGCGCCGTTGAAGTACAGCGTATGAACTCCGCAGCTACGTTGTCGCTCAAGATGATGGCCAAATTTATCCCTGATCTGAAATCAACTGAAGTGACAGGAGAGGGTGGGGAAGCCCTGACTATAAACGTGCAGTCATTCAAAGATGCCTGAGATCTCCATACCAAATGAGTGGACGCCACGTCCGCATCAAGTGGGGTTGTTCAAAGCCTACGACGCGGGAACAAAGCGGTTCTGTGTGGTGTGGCATCGGCGTGCGGGCAAGGACTCAACTGTCCTCAACCTCACCGCTAAAGCTATGTTGGAGAGGGTGGGCACCTACTGGCACCTGTTCCCATACCAGACTCAGGCGCGCAAGGCCATATGGAATGGCATCGACTCACAAGGCCGGAACATCCTCGACCAAGTATTTCCGCATGAGATACGCAAGCGCACCAGTAGCCAAGAAATGCTGATCGAGCTGGTGAACGGATCAACCTTTCAGCTTAGCGGCTCAGACAATTACGACAACCTAGTAGGCAGCTCGCCTGTGGCGGTGGTCTTTAGTGAATGGAGTCTGTGTGATCCGAACGCGTGGGCATATATCAGACCGATCCTTGCAGAAAACGACGGGTGGGCTTCGTTCATATACACACCACGGGGCAAGAACCACGGGTGGTCGCTATATAACATGGCTCGCAAGTCTGACGATTGGTATTGCGAGAACCTGACAGTCAACGACACCAAGAGGGAGGACGGGTCGCCGATCATCTCGCATGAGATCATTGACCAAGAGCGGGCGGAGGGCATGGAAGAGGCTCTGATCCAGCAGGAGTTCTATGGGTCGTTTGAGTCACAAATCGCGGGTGCCTACTACGCTGACCAAATAGCCGCAGCCAAGGAGCAGGGGCGCATCGGTAGGCTACCTGTCGAACCCTCTCTACCTGTTCACACTGCATGGGACTTGGGTATTGCGGACGCGATGTCTGTGTGGTTCTTTCAGTCTGTGGGTAAAGAGATACGCCTTGTGCATTACTACGAAGCGACAGGCAAGGGCATGGAACACTACATTCAGTACATCAACCAATGGGCCAACACCAATGGCGTGATGCTGGGCACACACTTGGCACCGCACGACATCGAGGTCAGAGAGCTTACGTCTGGACGCTCACGCAAGGAAACAGCCAGACAGATGGGCATATCGTTCCGCACTGTGCAACGTCCCAGAGTGAAGGCTGAGGGCATACAGGCGGTGCGTCGCATGTTCCCACGGTTCTGGATAGATGATGAGAGGGCGGAGCAAGGGTACAACTGCGTGGCATCGTATCGGCGTGAGTGGGACGAAAAGACTGGTCGATTCAGAGATAATCCTGTACATGACTGGGCATCGCATGGCGCAGATGCACTACAAACCCTCGCCCTCGGGTGGAGAGAGAGTCTGTCACCGGCACACATCCAACGAGCACCACAGACGGCTAGGGTAGACTTCAATGTATTCGGATAACGTGTACGCGGTGTTTACTGCAGCACGCGAGCACTGGTGGTGCCGGTTCCTGCACCCGTTGTACCAGCACTGCTATCTGTTGAAGGCCGACGCAGGCCGGTGGATCGTATACGGCAAGACATCGGAGGGGCTGGATCTGATGACGTTGGATGAGTTCAGCGCATCGGAGGGAAACGTTATCGTGGCCAAGGCCAAGGTAAGAGATAATCATAGAGGAATCTTCATGCTCAACACCTGTGTCGGGCACATCAAACAGGCGATAGGGATTCGGAACCCGTTTATCCTGACGCCATACCAACTATACAAATACCTAAAGAGGTGATCCATGGGCGCACTTAGACCAAAGAAGCCTGAGCCACAGGCGCGAGAGGTAGCACTAGCTGCACGACAAGAGAAAGCACTAGACGAAGAAATCGAGGAAACCGAGGGACGCTTGCGAGCGCAGCGACGTGGGCAGCTTGGCACTCGTTCACTGTTGGCAGGGGCACCGGCAAGCCGTAAGGCTGCGGCTTCTGGCATGGGCAGAGGCAAGGCGAGCAAGGCATCAATGCCGTCAGCAGCACAACGCGCTAGCATCTTGAGCGGCATCAATGTACGAGGCATCGCATGAAGTCGCCCAAATACCTTGGCTCAGTCAAGGACATGAAGCGCAGAGAGAAGCGGGCATTCGATACCGAGGGCATGTGGCACGACCAGATGTCCGACGTGTACGAATACTTCTTGCCTCAGCGCAACCTGTTCGAGACGCAGAACACGGGTCAGAAAAAGATGGATCGTATCTTTGATTCGACCTCTCTCACCGCCATTCAACAGGCTGCTAGTAAGTTGCAGGAAAACATCGCGCCTATCCAAGCTAGATGGGCCGCATTCCAACCCAGCAACGAGGTGTTGGAGCTACTCGAACAAGGTGACGTGGGTGTCACCGAGCAACAGGTGCGCGAGAACCTCGACAAGCAGGGCAATATCGTCTTTGACTACATCAACAGAAGTAACTTCGGGACGCAGTTCTATGAGGCTGCGCTGGATCTGCTGATCGGTACTGCCACGCTCCGCATCGACGAAACCGACGATGACATGAACCCTATTGTCTTCCACTGTATACCCCAAAAGGGTATCGCGTTTGAGGAAGGGCCATTCGGAAACATCGAAACGCACTGGCGCAGGTTCAGTGTGAAGGCTCGGTTGCTTGAGCGGATGTGGCGTGGCGTTGAAGTCTCCGAGACTGTACGCGCAATCATCGAGAATTCACCCGATGCTGACCTCAAAGTGTGTGAGGGTGTGGTGTTCGAGCCAAAAGCAAAGCGGTACTACGGTTGCTTGTGGGTGAACGACGAGGATCGCTTTTCATGGATCGAAGACTTTGGTGAAACATCGCCTTGGGTAACTGGTCGATACACTAAGGTAGCCGGTGAAGTGCGTGGTCGTGGGCCTGCAATGCAATGTCTGCCCGATGTACGCAGTCTGAACAAGGCCAAAGAGTTTGTCTTGCAGAAGGCGGCTATCGACTTGGCTGGTATGTACACAGCAACCGATGATGGTGTGACCAACCCGTACAACCTGACCATCGCGCCGGGCGTTGTCATCCCTGTCGGATCGAACAACACCAGCAACCCGTCGATCATGCGTTTGGACACAGGGACGAATCTCGGGCTTGCACAGTTTGAGATCACAGAACTGCAGAACGCCATCAAGCTGGCGCTGTTCAACGACCTGAGAGACCCTGCTGGGCCTGTCCGTACAGCTACCGAGATCGCCATCGAGAGTCGAGAACTAGCGAAGCGCATCGGTTCCGCATTCGGACGGCTGCAGACTGAGGTGCTGATACCTATCCTCAAGAGGGTGGTGTCGATCCTGACACGTCGCGGCCTGATTATGCCGATTGAGTTGGACGGTAAGGACGTCGAAGTGAAGTTCACATCCCCCCTCGCCCGTGCTCAGGATGGTGAAGACCTGTTGTCGCTACAACAAGCGGTGCAGTTCGTCGCAGCTAACGCTGGGCCTGACCTGATTGCTACGTCGTTCAAGATCGAGGACTTCGGAAGCTACGTTGCTGAGAAGACCGGCATGTCATCCGAGCTAGTTCGTAGCGATACTGAGAAGCAACAGGCTATTGAAGCCGGAGCGCAGCAAGCAATGGCTCAACAACAGCCCCAGATGCCCCCACAACAGCCCCAGTTGCAGGCGGTTGAATGACTTGGGAAAGCATAGAGGGTAGCAATGAGGGCGCTCACAAGGCCGCTGCGGAGGCCAGAGAGCGTTTCTCTGAATTAACGAAGGCGTATAGCCGGTGCTTTGCGACTGAAGACGGGCAAAAGGTGGTGGAGGATCTGACACGAAAGTTCCTGTTAGACAACTCAACTGACCTTGGCGCACGAAACGTAGAGTATGAGGCTGCGTATCACAACGGTGAGGCGGGGGTCATTAGAATGATCGTCCACTACATCCAGCAAGCGGAGAAAGTATGAGCGAAGTCGAAGAAGTCGAAGAAATGGAAGAAGTGAAGCCCAAGAAGCGGGCAACCAAGGGCAAGATCGAGGTGGTCTGCGCTGAAACCGACTACCTGAAAAAGATTAAGTTCGATATGGACTGGCTACAGAAGGTAGGCACCCAATACGGGATTGATAAGTTCGAGTATGTACACAAATTCAGGGCGTTTCGTTGCTGCAAATCTGACCAACACGTTGATTGGATAGACGTAAACGATCTCGCGCTGTTAAACGGTGAGCGGAGATTGGTACAAATCCTTCTCAAGCACCAACCTGTAAGCCCTAAGCGGGCTGTAATAAACTATCCTTGGAGATAAGAATGTCAGAGGCCGTTGAAAACGACACCCTTGAAAGCAATGAACCCACATCACTCGTTGATGCAGCAGAACCCACCCTCTCGGAAGGTGAATACTTCTTAACGGAAGGAATCAAGGGCACTGGTGACACGCCTGAGTGGTACAAGGCTGAGAAATACAAGTCCGTGGCTGACCAAGCCAAGGCATACACAGAATTAGAGAAGAAGTTTGGCGGCTTTACTGGCGCACCCAAAGATGGCTACGCAATGCCGGAGGGAGTGGAGCAAGGCGACGAACTAATGGACGCGCTCAAAGGCTTTGCCGAGAAGACCAACATGAATCAGTCCTCATTCAATGAGGCATGGGAACTGTTGATCGCTCAGGGTGAGGCGGTTGAGGAAGTATCTGCCGAAATGGAGATGCAACGCCTAGGTGACAACGCTACCGACCGCGTGAAGACTGTTGAACAGTTCATGAAGAACAACCTCGATAACGAAACCTATGAGAAGGTGCGTTATGCGGTCAACAGCGCGGAGTCTATCGAACTGGTAGAGGCACTGATCGGCGCTACTGCACCGGCCAAGCTACCTATCGACGGACACATCGAACCCGGTGGTATGACATGGGGCGATATTGAGGTTGAGATGTTCAAGAAAGATGAGAACGGACAGCTATTGAGGTCGGTAGATCGCAACCATGAGGCCAAAATACAGCGGATGATGAAAGAATTTGGCGGTGATAAGCCATATTCGCAGACATTTGGCTAAATTTATTATTGACAAACCGAAAAATGTGGTATCTTACACCCGTCGGATACCCCTTTTGGGCCTGACAGATTTAGGTTAAGGGCTGACCGATCTGTCGGGTACTCAGTTTAAGACCTTAGAGTGAGAGGCAATCACGCCTCGTTAAATTAATTTTGACAACTTTGAGGACTTGTAATGTCAAAGAATCTATCCGCTGTTGCGGTAACCGAGTTTGACAGTATGGTCAAACATGCCTACCAAGGCATGGGCTTGCTGAAGAACGCTGTTACCCTGCGAAACAATGTAGTAGGTGATACCTACAAATTCCGACGTATGGGCAAAGGACTTGCCAACCAGAAGTCTACTTCTGATCTGGTAACGCCAATGGACGTGGGCCACGAGTTCAAGACTGCCACACTGGCAAACTGGAACGCTCCTGAGTACACGGACATCTTTGATGCCGCCGAGGTTAACTTCGATGAGAAGCAAGAACTTGCCTCAACCATCGCTGGTGCCTTGGGTCGCCGTTGTGACCAACTGGTTATCGACGCGATGGACGGCTCTACCCCTCTCACCACTGCTATCCCTGCTGGCGGTACTAACCTGTCAATGGCTAAGGTCATCGACGCACAGGTAGAACTGCGCGATCAGGGTGTACCAAACACTGAGTTGTTTGCAGCTATCGAAGCTGGCGGTCTGGGTGGTTTGTTGAACGATGAGAAAGCTACTTCTGGCGACTACCAAGCTATTAAGGCTTTGGTTGCTGGTGAAGTTAACACGCTTGTGGGCTTCCAGTTCATCATCATCGAGACTCGTACCGAAGGTGGTTTGACTGAAGCGGCTAACGTCGTGGATTCATGGTTCTTCCAACGTCCTGCTGTTGGCCTCGCCATCGGTATCGACATGAAGACCGAAGTGAACTGGATTGCTGAACGTACTGCTTGGTTGACCAACGGTATGCTGAAAGCTGGCTCTGTCGTGCGCGACGAGGGTGGTCTGGTTAAAGTTCAATACGACAAGACTGCTTAAAGGAGGATCTCTCAATGGCTTTTGATTACAGCAAACTTTCCCGTATTGGCGGGATGGGCGATGCACAGAAGGTATACGCATATGCGTCTGCTGACTCTATCGCCACGGTTACTGGCGCGAATTACTTCTTGCCAGCAGTCAACGAGTTGCAAGTCAACGACGTTATCTTCGTAAGTGATAGCGATGCTGCTGCGGTTACTGTCACGTTTGTGAAAAGTAACACCGGAACAGCGATTGACTGTGCATCTGGTACGGCGCTAGGCGACTCCTAGTTTGGGTGGGGGGTTTCGGCCCCCCGCTCTTTTTTTGAGGGAAAGATATGGCGAGTAAGATCGACCTAGTAAGTAACGCGCTGATCCTTATTGGTGATTCGCCTATCAACACGCTAGACGGGAACACTCGTGCCCAGCAGGTTGGGTCTAACCTGTACGACAATATTGTAAAGTTTGAACTAACCAAACATCGGTGGGGTTTCGCTCGTAAGAAAGCGCAGATCTCACTAACAACCGATGTCCCTGCAGATCCCGAATGGCAGTCTATCTATCAGTTGCCAACCGACCTTCTGGTACTTATCAAGTTATACCCCAGCACCGGCTATCAGGTGTATGGCGACAAGGTGTACACGAATGGTAAGTCCGCTCTGTACTGCGACTACATCTATGACGTACCCGAGAGTGAGTGGCCTATCTACTTCTCCAAGATGATCGAGTACGCATTAGCCAAGGACTTCGCTACGAGCGTCAGGGACAGTGCTACGGCGAGGGGAGAGATGGCTGCGGAGTATCTGAATGCGTCCCGTATGGCGCGTTTTACGGACTCTCAGCAGCATCCACAGACGAGGATACAAAGTAACCCGTTCACAAATGTGAGGTACTAATGGCTTTCACCAATGAAACGCTGTCTCATGTTGGTGGGTCTTCTCCAGCGCCAAGGATTTACACCTATTACACTAATGACTCTCAAGCGACTGTCACTTCAGCAAATTATTTCAGCGAAGCGTCTACAAAATTACAAGTTAATGATCTAATTCATATCATAAACACAACGCTTGTTTACACGGTCGTGGTGACGGCTGTCAGTAAAAAGTCTGTGACAATAGCTAGAAGCGGTCTTACTAGCGCGGGATATGCTGTTTACGAAGATTCAAGGGTTACAACGACGACCTTGGCTGCGGATGTGCTCACCATAATCCCCAATGATGCGCTAGGAACAAATACCACTAACGCCTATCTTCCATTGGGCGTGACTAATTTGTGGAATCCAGGGACAAGCTCGTTTGATTTTAGCGAGTTAGCAGTAGGCGATGCTGTTGAAATGAGAATTATTGTCCAGCCTACAACTGCCAGCAATAACACTGAAATAGAATTAGATTTGTTTCTTGGCTCTGGTGGCGCTCAGTATAAAGTACCGTTTATTACTACACAGAATTTCCAATTTGCTGGTCTGTTTGAGGCTACTCGATACACTTCCTTTCCCATAAGGGATGAAGATACGAGAACGTCTCCTGCACAATTTAAAGCGATAGCAGATAAAAATTGCACACTTCAGACCGATGACTTCTTTGTAAAGGTGACGCGCAATGGCTAAGACACGGTTCATACAGTCTAGCTTTGTAAGTGGTGAGCTTAGTCCTCTACTGAAGGGGCGTATTGACCTTGCCCAGTATTATCAGGGCGTACAGACCGCGAAGAACGTGGTTATCGTGCCTCAAGGCGGGATGAAGCGTCGGCCCGGTACCGAGTATGTGCAGACTGTTCTTAACACCCTCACTCGCAATACTACGGTGCCTACGGTTCCCAATGGCGGGACGGCTAGTAACGTCAATGATGACAACGACACCACGACATCTGTTACGACGGTTGGTATATCCACGACAAACCCGTATGTGGTTTGCAAGTTCGACCTAGGATCTGCCAAGGCGATAGAGTTTTTCGACGTTAGGAACGTGTTTCTGTCTGCTGGCACGTCTGACGAATTTAAGATTCAGTATTCAACCGATGATGTGACCTATGTTGACGCGGCTAGTGTCCCGTTACTGGGTATATCGTCGCAGGACTTCCGATTGTTTATAGGCAAGACGGCTAGATACTGGCGACTGGCTAGGGTTGGGGCCACGGATCTCACCACCGCTGTGATTACGGTGGGTACCGTTGCACCGATTGAGCAGACTGCCACGGCATCTAACTTTAAGATGTTGGATTTCAGCGTAGAGGATGCTCGGCACTACCTGTTGGTCGTGACTGAGAACAACATTCGGGTATTCCGCGCACCAAACACCCATGTGGCGGACATTAAAACCACTATCGCGTCCGCTGATGTGCCTGAAGTACGGGCTACACAGGTCGAGAACGTGATGCTGTTGTTCCAAGAAAACACGATCCCGAAGCGATTGATTAACTTGGGCACGGACATTGATTGGTTTATCGACAATGTACCGTTTAGTAACGTGCCTCAGTTCGATTACAACGATGCCTCTAGCCCCACACCCGTTAGTGATGTGCAGGTTATGACTCTGACGGCCTTTGTTGCCGGTGATAAATTCCAGATCGACATAGAGGGTGTAACGTCTAAGAACATCACGTTTGCCGGTGACGCTACAGCAGACCAGCAAGCATCCACGGTGTTCAACATCCAGCGCAATATCCAAGAAATGCCGGTAATGGGTGAGACGGGCGTTAGTGTTGCTCGCACTGGCTCCAACCAATACACCATTACGGTGGGTGGGGAGTCAGCAAAAGACTTTGAGTTGTACTCGGCCTTTGCTTCTACCGGCACCGCCAGCAAGACTATCGCCTTTACGAAGACAACAAACGGTTCTCCGCGCAAGGAAGACATTTGGTCGGCTACCCGAGG